GAAACGCTCTCGCGCCGCCTCCGCAAATCGGACAATCAATCTCTTGCCATCCAAGTTCTGCTAACTTTGCGCCATGCTCTGATTTTGTAAACACACCCTTGCTGTAGTCTGGGTATGGGTTGCTCATCCACCCCACAGGCTCCTGCACAGATGCTGCAAGGGCTTGCTTAATGGCGGTGATGGCGTTTTTCTGCCGCTTTCTTTGACCTTGAAGGGCAGGCGCATAGTCAGAATCGTCTGGGGCAAGTTCTTTCAACGATCTAAGCGCCAGCTTCAATGCTTCGTCTTTAGTCATGTGTTCTTCTCCTCGGCGTAGCCGTTCTTTTGCTTGAGTTTGGCTTCAATGGCTCGGGCGCGACCTTCTGCTGTGATGTAATTTCCCAAACATTCATCGCGCTCCTCATCCGTCAGGTCTTGCCATTTCTTTGAGTGGATGTAGAGTGCCATGTTCACTGGCAATACCATCGCAGGGTCAGTTGGCCTGACGACAAAATAACCTGCATGGGTTCCGGTGACAACTGCTATTGGGTCGGGCGTTGGTTGTGCCAGTGCTTTTTCGCAGGCTTGAATTGCCGCATTTGTTTTTGAAAGTTGACAATCTTCCATAGCATCCAGCACCATGCGTAGGGCTTCGTCTTTAGTCATGCTGTTTCTCCTGAATTAAGCATTTTTAAACTTCCAACAGTGCCGTTGCCGTAGCCGTAGCCGTCGCCGTAGCCGTTGCCGTCGTCGCCGTCGCCGTAACCGTAGCTGTAGCCGTAGCCGCCGTAGCTGTAGCCGTTGCCGTCGTCGCCGTAGTTGTAGCCGTAGCCGTCGCCGTCGCCGCCGTCGCCGTAACCGTAGCTGTAGCCGTAGCCTATTGGCCTAAACATTAAAGCCCCCAATCATCTGCAACGGGAACGCAAAACACTTCTGCATTTTGAGGTATGTCAACACCTTGCGGTAATGGTTTGATAATTGCTTTATTGCTCTTTGGATTAGCAATTACGCCATCAAATCCAATTGATTCCCATCGGAATAACCAAACGGCTCGGCTCAGTTTAATGCGTCCATTTTCTCGATTTACATCTCCTGCGAAAATCCAGCCTCTATCAACCACAATTACAGCGCGAATGCCGGTTGGCGCAGGTTGTACGGAATCGGCGCGAACATAATCGACGCCATTGATAGAGATAGTTTCATTTTTCATTTCAATTTCCTTTGTGGTTTAGTTAATCATTCTGTTTTTTCTGTGGCATCCAGCGCCATGCGTAGGGTTTCGTCTTTAGTCATAGCGGTGCATCCTCAAAGTTATCAGGGTTAAAGGGGACTCTGCCAGGTTTGTCAGGCAGGGGTGCGAGGGGGAAAGGCCAGTTACTCATGTTTAGCCTCCCTTAATGCTTTAAGTTCATTTCTCAGGCGTGTGTAGCCTGCGTAGTGCAGGGCCATCTCGTAAGAGCCATCCTGTGCGCTCTGCCAATGTGCCTGTGCCTCTTTAATCTTTTCCATCTCAGCGAGTATTTGTTCTTCAGTCATGCTTTATTTCCTGTATAGCGAGATGTGCTGCTACTTTGGCAAACACTTTTGCACACTCCTCACGTTCATGCTGTGCTACCAGCTTGGCAAATTCATACAAAGGAGCCATGTTTGTTGCTGGGTTATCCCAACCGCATTTTTTTGCCCATTCAATAATTTTTACGTCAGTCATACAAGTGCTACCGCTAAAAACCAAGCCAACAGACAAGCAATGACAACAGCCAATGCGTAATCCAAAAATGTTTCAAAATGGGAGTTCATTGCTGTTCCTTTCGTTGAACTGGGGTTGCGAGGAGCCATTTGTCACCAAGGTATCGAACAGAAACGACCCAAGACCGAATGTTGTGTCGGACAATATGACGCTCGATATACGGTCTATCAAAGTGTCCTCGAACCCTTTTGAGTAAAGTAGTTGGCATAGTTGGTCTAGCTCCATTTGCTGTGTTGATATGTCTTGCATTGCTGCTCCTTAAGACCGCTTGATTGCGGCTTGGGATTGATTGTAGTTGAGTTTGCTAGACCAAATACTAAGTATTTACCCTTAATTTGTAAAGTTTCCTCTGCTATACAATCGGCGCATGACTAAAGAAGAAGCTATCAAACTAGCGGGAAGCCAAGCGGCTTTAGCACGTCTGTTGGGCGTGACTAGGGGGGCGGTGTTTCTTTGGAAGAACATCCCCCCTCTCCGCATCTATCAACTCAAAGAAATGAAGCCAGAATGGTTCAAAACGCTTTCACAATGAAGCCTAGTGGCTCTATCGGCAGAGACTTAGAAAAACTAGCACAACAAAGAAAAATAATTATCAAAGGCAAGCAAAAAGCTGGAATGACCAAAGAAGAGGCGATCACCAGCTTTAACAAATCACACATTGATCTAGGTAATTCCCCTGAGAAGCCAGGCTTAGCTAAGGCAAGAATCTAGATTACAATAGTTTGAAACACGGCTAGGTCTGAAGTCATGAGCAGATCGAAAAGAGAACTCCCCTCCTGCCGCAGTTTCTTTTCTGGGAGATTTGCGGAGATGCCTTATGGCTAAAAAAACTTATGCTGAAAAGCTATTAGACCCTCGTTGGCAACAAATGCGCTTGCGTGTTTTTGAGCGAGACAATTGGATGTGTAAAAGCTGTCATTTGACAGAAAAAACATTGCACGTTCACCATCCTGTCTATCATCCATTGATAGAAAACCCGTGGGATTACCATCTTGATTCATTAGTCACTTTGTGTAAAGAGTGTCATGAAGTTGAGCATCAAGATTTAAAAGCCAGCCAAGCTAATCTCTTGATAGCTCTTGCAAAAATTGGGTATTGGGAATCTTATAGATTAGAAACACTATCTGATATTCTGGAAATTTTATCTTTCGATGAAATTGAAAAATTAGCAGCGGAGAAGATCAATGCTAATTAAACCTAAGAATTGGAATCAATTTCAACACTATAAAGATAGATGCCCTCCTTGGATAAAACTACATCGTGATTTATTAAATAATCGTGATTTCATGCGCTTGCCTATTGCTAGCAAAGCGCTAGCACCTTTGTTATGGCTGCTAGCAAGTGAGTCAAAAGATGGGGTTTTTGATGGTTCTTTGGATGAACTTGTTTTTCGACTACATATTTCACCGAAAGAGTATGAGGATGGAATTAAACCATTGATTGTTAAGGGTTTTTTCTTGTATGCTAGCAACGTGCTAGCAGAGTGTGTGCAAGATGCTATCCCAGAGACAGAGGGAGAGAGAGAGACAGAGATAGAGACAGAGACAAAGACAGAAAAGAAGTCGCAGCGCGGTTCGCGCTTGCCAGAAGACTTTTTATTGCCTAAAGAATGGTCTGAGTTTTGTGTGAAAACAAGACCAGAATTAAGTGCATTTAATGTCTGGGAAGAATTCCGAGATTATTGGATTGCACAACCAGGACAAAAAGGCGTAAAGACTAACTGGGAAGCAACTTGGAGAAATTGGGTTCGGCGTCAAAAAGCACCAATTGCAAGCATAAGCAAATCAGCTCAAACCAATAAAACGGTTATGAATGGTTTAACTCGTGGAATCGTAGGAGGGACTTCAAATGTCAAATTACTCGGAAGATAATTTTGGAACAGTCGAAGAAGGTTTAGATTACATTTTTGCGTATATGGGCAGCGTATATGGCGCTTCCTTTAATCGACATTGGGACGGCATGGACTTGCAAATGGTTCGTGACGTATGGGCTAGAACGCTTGGAAGTTTTTTAACTTACCAGCCAAGCCTTGATTACGCACTTAGCCGTATGGATGAGGATTTTCCTCCAAGCGCAATCAAGTTCCGCAACTTGTGCAATGCTGGCCCATCTATTCCCATGAAGCCAATTATGGCCATCACACGCCAGCCGACTATCCATGAGCAAATTAAGGCTGATGAGGCCAGGGCAAAAGCCAAGCAAATGCTTGAGGAATTTAAGCGGGAGAAGCGCCATGCGTGACCATTACAACCATGAAGAACTTGAGGCGGCACGAATCCTTGATTTGATACGCATGGGTGATGATTCTGTGCCTTGGACAACAATAACTTGGGCCTTATTTGTTCTTGGCGATGCTGTTGGATTAAGGTAAAATTTTTTTGCGGCTACCTTTAGCGGGGGAAAAGACGATTCATCACCGTCCTGCTGCATTCTTTCAATGATGATTTCCACCAATGATGAGGTGCGACATGATTACATACGAAATTGCTCACGAATTTTTTTCTTACAAAGATGGAATTCTTTATTGGAAAAAATTAAATTCTAACAACCAAGTAAAAATTGGCGATGAAGCTGGATGTGTTAACACAGGTGGTTACAAAGTTGTCTTTTTCTTAGGTAAAAGATTAAGAATACATCGAATAATTTATTTGATGTTTAATGGATTTGTTCCAAAACAAATAGACCATATTGATGGAAATACTCTTAACAACAAAATTGAAAATTTAAGAAGTGCATCACATTCTGAAAATATGCAAAACAAATGTATTCAAAAAAACAATACATCAGGCGTTAAAGGTGTTTTTTGGGAAAAGTATGCAAAAAAATGGCGAGCACAAATTAAAGTTGACAACAAAAAAATTTATTTGGGTTTATTTCTTAATCTGAAAGAAGCTGAGCAAATAATTTTAGAGGCCAGAAAAAAATATCATGGAGAATTCGCAAAACACCAAACAAGGCTTGGCGATGCAGTCGGAATTTAAAAGCGTTATGGAATTCATGCGGGAATCAGAAGCCCGTGAATGGATTGACCGCTATCGCAAAAAAGCGAAAGATCACGGCTACGGCGAAGCTAATGCTTGGTGGGCTCACATGATCGAAAAGATTGAAAAAACCCGTGGCAAGAAAGAAGCTGATGATTTACGTCAGCGCATGAACAGAATCAGGACTAAGCCATGAGACGAGCCGCACGAATAGACGCTAACCAAAACAGGATAGTTGATGCCTTGCGTTATGCAGGCGCAACTGTCCAATCCTTAGCAGCAGTCGGAAACGGCGTTCCAGACCTCTTAATTGGGTTCAATGGGGTCACGGTATTGATGGAAGTAAAAGATGGCTCTAAACCCCCTTCTGAGCGTTCCTTGACCCCTTTACAACTTGATTGGCATAGCAAGTGGAACGGCGGCACTTTGTGTGTGGTTACTGACGTTGAGTCAGCTTTACGAGTATTGAAGGTGATTGGATGAGCGAAGCACCGCACAGAGCAGTTGAATTTATCCTAAAGACTGCCCCATTGTTTGCAAAAGCAAAGTCTGATCGGGTTTACATTGAGGAATACCGCAAGAGCAAGAAAGCATTGTTGATGCAACAAGCCAGCTTAAAGGGTGTTCAGACTACCGCAGCGCAAGAGCGTGAAGCGTATGCGGATGAGGAATACCAGGAGCTACTCAAAGGGCTGGCTACCGCTGTTGAGCAAGAAGAAACCCTCAAGTGGCAACTGACCGCTGCACAGCTCAAAATTGAAGTCTGGCGTAGCGAAAACGCCAACAATCGGTTTGTTGATAGGGTAAACACCTAGAAAATAGTTGCATTGGTCTACAAAAATAGACTATACTTACGCCATGCCCTGAATTTCTCGGGGTCTTTTTAGGAGTAGTATGAAAAACATTGCAACAGCGTTAGTCAAAGCTCAGAGAGCATTTGGCCCTGCGCTTAAAACATCCACAAACCCTCACTTTCGCAGTCGCTATGCTGACCTGTCAGCTTGCGTTGAGGCGGTGATTGATGCCCTTAACTCCGCAGGTATTGCCCTGATTCAGCGCAACTATGAGGACAGCACAGGCGTGACTGTTGAAACATTGTTCGTGCATGAGTCTGGTGAAATGCTTGAATGTGGGAAACTCCACGTCCCTGCTAGCAAGCAAGACCCACAGGGTTACGGTTCGGCTCTGACCTATGCTCGGCGCTACTCATTGATGGCGGCTTGCGGCATTGCCCCAGAGGACGATGACGGTAACGCTGCTAGTCGCAAAGCCCCTGCTTATGACGCTGGTCGCCTGGCTGATTGGTTGGCAGAGATTAGCCAAGCCCCTAATGCTGACAGCCTTAAATCGATCTACACCGAAGCCTTTAAGGATACACAGTCAGACCCAGAAGCACAGAAAAAAGTTATCGCAGCTAAGAACGCACGAAAGGCAGCATTATGAAACTCACATTTAACGCAGAAGAAGTCAAGCAAATCCTTATTAAGTATGTCGAGGCCAAATACGACATGGAATTCTTTGATTGCGAACTGAAAAATGCTTGGAATGTTGACTTTGCCGTCTTAAGTGACGATGAGGAGATAAAAAGTGGAACAACGGACTGATGATTGGTTTGCCGCACGAGTTGGAAAAGTTACAGCCAGCCGAGTTGCCGATGTGGTTGCTAAAACAAAATCGGGTTACTCGACAAGTCGTGAGAACTACATGGCTCAATTGGTTTGCGAACGACTTACTGGAAAGCCAGCCGAGTCATTCACAAACTCAGCCATGCAATGGGGAACAGATACAGAACCACTAGCAAGGGCTGCATATGAAGCGCACATGGACGTATTGGTTGACGAAGTTGGATTCATTGATCACCCCGCCATTGTCAATAGTGGCGCTTCTCCTGATGGATTGGTGGGTGCTGACGGACTTATTGAAATAAAGTGCCCCAACACAGCAACTCACATTGATACACTACTTAACCAAGCTGTCCCAAAGAAATATGCAGATCAAATTTTCTGGCAGATGGCTTGCACTAATCGTGATTGGTGTGACTTTGTATCTTACGACCCACGCCTCCCTCCAGACTTACAGTTATTTATTAAACGAATCCCTCGAGACAATCAATACATTAGATTGCTTGAGTCGGAAGTTACCGAATTTCTGCAAGAAACGGCCCTCAAGGTCGCAAAACTACTAAACTTGAAAGCGTTAAATGAGCAAAACCATTAAAGAAATCACCATTGTCAGCGGCAAATACACTAATGCCCAAGGTCAAGAAAAATCACGCTATCAGCGCATTGGCTCTATGATTGAAACCAAGAACGGCCCAATGTTGAAAATTGACAGCATCCCAGTATTGGAAGGCGGCTGGTCTGGTTGGGCTTACTTAAACGACCCTAAGCCAAAAGAGTTTGACAAGGGTATTGATTCTGACGTGCCGTTCTGATAAGATGGAACGACCATTAACCTAAAGGATTTTAAAATGGGATACTACGGTAAAGAAAAAATGCCGAAAGGCGTTGCCGCTTCTGATCGCACAGGCGAGAAGATGGGTAGTGAAAAAGGCCCAAACAGCCTTAAAGGTGTGCCTAGCGTTACTGGCGCTAAAGCCCCCGCTGGCGCTACTGCCTCTGATATGACAGGCGAACGCAAAGCCAAATTGGTTGGCGGTGTTGCTATGGGCAAAGCTGACATCATGGGTGAGCGTGACAAGTCGCACATGGGCAAGCAAGATGGTATGTGCGGTGAAATGAAGGGTGGCAGCCGTGAACACATTGCTTACGCCCACGAACGCAAAGACTATAAATAAATAGCGATAACCCCCAAGGTGTGACGACCAAGGGGGCTATCTGACCGTTAACAAGATAGGATTGTTATGGCTGATATAGATTCTAGAGAAGTTTGCGAAAACTGCAAATTTTGGGAATACACGGGTCACGCTGGCGAATGTCATCGTTACCCCAATGCCGTTGTGAAATACCAATCACATTGGTGTGGAGAGTTTAAGGGTAATTTCGCAGTTGCCCCTTTGCCAGCTTCTGTTGGCTCTTTTATTGCGATGGAGAACGTGCCATTTGAGGCATTGGCTCCAATTAAGAAGCGTGGGAGGCCAAGTGCTAAGACCTCTGCGTGACAAAATCCTAGTAAAGCCAGAACCCCGCATTAAGTCTGAGCTATGGATTAAAACTGCTGAAGCGGATACTATTGGAACTGTGGTGGCGGTAGGCCCAGGTCGATACCTTGATGACGGGTCATTTGAAGAAATGCCTGTGACAGTTGGTGCGAAAGTCTATTTCGGTCACATAGCCAAAGAATATAGTAACGAATACTTAAAGTTCATGGAGTATAAAGAAGATGGTGAACGGTACTTGCTCATGTCGTGGCAAGACGTTTGCTTTGAAGAACTCCCATCAACTTAAAGGATTTACCATGTTTTTTGAAATTGACAATGTTCGTTTTCGTGCTGCTCAAATGGCTATTGACACCGTTGGTCATGAAGATGGCGAGTGGGTTGAGTTGGCTGACTTGATCGTGGCTTTTGTTAATGAAGAAATTGAATGGTTGGAAGAAGAAGATGCCGCTGAAGAAATCAACGAGTGATAAAGCGTTCAAAGAGAACATTAATACTGAAGTGAAAGCTGGCAAGCCTGTTAAGCAAGCTGTCGCTATCGCCTACTCAGAAAAGCGTGAAGCTGAAAAAAAGAAAGGTAAGAAGTAATGTTTAATTTCTCACACACCGAGCATGAAATGCGTGACATTATCCAAGCCCTCGAAGCTCGGATTGTGTCGTTGCAGCAGCACCTGCAAAAGTTGTTAGGTGAAGCCAATGCTCAAGCCGTGGCTCTGACAGCCCCTAAAGCTGAAGAACCACAAGAAACTAAACCTGAGTAAGCTATTCGGGAACTGTTAAGCCAGCATTTGAGGATGGTGACGCATAGGTTTTTCTGGCTTTCCACTATGCCTTGTTGAAGCCCAAATCAAAGTTCCCCCCTATATATGACCGAAACAAAACGACCTGTTGGTAGACCCAGCACTTATGACCCTGCTTACTGTGAGCAAGTCATTGAGTTGGGTAAGCTCGGCAAGTCGGTAGAGCAAATTGCAGCAACATTAGGGTTTTCCCTGCGTGTCTTATACGATTGGAGAGATAAGCACGAGGAATTTCTGCACGCCATGGAATATGCGAAGGAATTAGAGCAAGCCTGGTGGGAAGATCAAGCTCATGCTTACATGGTAGAAACCAAAGAAGGCCCGAAACTGAACGCTTCTTTGTGGTCACGTTCTATGGCTGCACGATTCCCTAAGAAGTATCGTGAGCAGACTAAGACTGAGATTACTGGTGCTGATGGCGCACCGCTGTTAGCCGGTATTCAAGTTACTTTTGTGAAGCCTGATGACGCCGACAATTCAGAACGCTGAATTCCCTGTCAAGCTCTCATTCCTGTTTGAGCCTTGCCGTTATAAGGTTGCCTACGGTGGTCGAGGCGGTGCGAAGTCTTGGGGTATTGCCAGGGCATTGCTGATTCTCGGCGCTAAAAGCCAACTGCGTATCCTGTGCGCCCGTGAGTTCATGACCTCCATGAAGGATTCGGTGCATAAGCTGCTTAGTGACCAGATAGAGGCGCTAGGACTGCTTGGTTTCTATGAGATAACCCAAAGTAGCATTAGAGGAAAAAACGGCTCAGAATTCGCTTTTGTTGGCCTTAAGAACAACGTAGCTAACGTGAAGTCTTATGAGGGTGTTGACATTTGCTGGGTGGAAGAAGCCCAGACTGTCAGCCGATTAAGCTGGAACACGTTGATACCTACTATTCGTAAGGAAAAGTCGGAAATCTGGATTAGCTTTAACCCTGAGTTGGAATCGGATGAGACTTACCAGCGGTTTGTTCTGAACCCGCCAGCCAATAGCAAGGTCGTCAAGATCAACTGGTCGGATAACCCTTGGTTTCCAGAAACGCTGAAGCTGGAGAAGGATTCTCTCAAGGCAAGGGATATTGAGGCGTATAACACGGTTTGGGAAGGTTTGTGCCGCCAAACTGTGGACGGTGCTATCTTTGCCCGTGAGATGCAAATGGCTGACTTGGAAGGCCGGATAACGAAAGTAGGATATGACCCAAATAAACCTGTTCATGCTGTCTTTGATTTGGGTTGGTCTGACGCTACTGCTATTTGGTTTGTGCAGTTTATTGGCATGGAAACTCGGCTTATCAGATATGTGGAAGATAGCCAAAAGACTATTTCTGATTACTTGGCAAAGATGCAAACCTTTGGTTATGTCTATGACACCCTCTGGTTGCCACATGACGCAGAAAACAAAACACTAGCCGCCAATGGTCGGTCAATCGAGCAGATTGTTAAGGCTGCTGGATATAAAACCAAGATTATTCCTAAAACGCCAATAGTTGACAGTATTAACGCAGCCCGTACACTATTCCGTAACTGCTGGTTTGATAGGGAAAATTGCTACGATGGGCTACAATGCTTACGGCATTACCGCTACGAAGTTGACCCAGATACCAAAGCATTTAGCAAAACGCCTGTTCACGACCAATACAGCCACGGGG